AAATACGAAAGCGAATAGCGTTCATAAGCCTTCGTCAGCAGGTTGTCCGTGATGAAGTCGACCTGCATGTCGGTCTCGAAGGCGATGCGCTTCATGTACGCCAAGCCCGCGATGTTGGTGAGCAGGAACCACGCGAAGGCCGAGGTCAAGAAGTCGTCGACCATGTAGCCCTCGGGCACGCCGCCCGCGGTCGAGAGGATGGCGTTGACATCGTTGTCCGCCGTGCCAGGACGCAGTTCGGTTTTCGTGAGCCGGATAGCCACCGGTTCCAACTGCGGCGGAATGATGATCTTGCGGCCACGCGCGAAGATCTTCAGACCCGCTTGGTCTTTGAAGTTCGTGCGGATGTTGATCATGCTGGCGAGCAGCGTCGCCTCGTTCAGATCGACCTGCGTAGTCGGCGTGTTGCCGATCAGGCCGCCGTCGATAGGATGCGAGGCTGAGCACATCGCGACACCATCGCCGCCGACCGCCGCGTTGTACGTGGAGGCCGTGTTCAGCACGTTCGCCGCGTAGATCTCCTTCGTTTGATGGAAGGATTCGATCAGCCCCAGGTTGCTGGGGTGAAATTGGGTCTTGTACAGGTTGTCGTCGATGGCCTTACGGGTGATCGCATAGCCCAAGGCGATCTCGTTGTGCTCCTGGTTGTACACATACCGCTCGCCGGCATTGTTGTCGAACGCCGTCTGACCGCCTTCGGTCTTGAGCTGGGCGAGTCCCAGGTAGCGCATTTCGGCCGTGCGCTCGAGTGCGAGCTTCGAATCGAATGCCGTGAAGATCTTGTCGTACTGAGACGGGATCATCTCGTACTTGCCCTCGATGCCGCGCAGCCCCGGCAGGAGGAGATCTTTGATCGCACTTAAGTTGATGGCCATTTACCTTGCTCCTTAAGCGACGACCGACGTCAGCGCGCGGGTCTCGATGTTGTTGGGCGTGACCATCACATAGTTATAGGCCCCGGACTGAGTGCCGGGTGCCCCGGGTGGATCCAAGATCAGCTTCACCATGCGCCATGGCAGGGTCGCGGTGACGGCTGCAGTGGTGCCCGGCGTGATGAACGCTCCGGAGAGACCATTGGCCGCGGTGCCCGTGCCCATGTTGTGATTGACGTTGGATCCCATCTGCGCTTGCGTCGCGCCGGTGGAGTCCGCCTGCACCAAGTATTGCGCGGCCTCATCGGTGATGACGTAGGCTTCGATCGTCGATTGATTGCCGACGACGACGTCGGATCCCGGCCAGTAGTTCGACCAGACTGTGCGCTTCTGCGCAGTCGACAGATATTTGCATCCCTGGAAGACGCCGACGAAGGCGACTGCAGTGGCGGTCGTCGAGGGGATGAGGCTGCCATCACTGGAGCTGGCACGCTGTACGGGGTCGCCGTAGTAGATCGCCGCGCCGTTATAATTGATGCCGCCGTTGGAGAACGCGACCTGTTCGAACGTCGGCGGCGAACCCGTGCCTAGATACTGCCTAAATCCAAAAGGGGCGTTGGTATTCGCCATGACGGAACTCCTGATCGGAGGTCGTCATGTGCTACCGGAGCCTGGCGTACCTTAAAAATTCTTGAAAAAAACTCTCAACACCGGGTTGAGGACGGTAGGAGTTATCCCACGAGATTATTAGCTTGTCAAACTTTGCTCATCCTGGGTGTGCGGTTGGTCACTGGTTTTTCATCGCTTGGCGCGGGGTCTGGCGCATCCGGCTGCGGCTCAAACGTCGGGGGCCGTAAGTTGGTCAGCACCTCATCGAGCTTCGCGTTGAGGCCGCGGATGAGGGTCAGCATCTCCAGTTCTTCATGGGTCTGCAGCGTCATTTCGTCACTCCTTTGGGATGGGCATCGGTTCGTAGGATTTCTTGATATTCACCAGCGAATGACCCTTGTTCGTGGGATCAAACGGCGAATTATCGCCTGCCGGTGCGCCATACAATTGCTGCTCTTTCTGCCGCACTTGCGCGCGGGCTTTGCGCAGTTCGATGGCACGCGCCTCGGTGACGATCTCCTGTGGGCGTTCCATCAGAATCATGCCCTTGCGCATGATGTGGGTGCCCTTCCAACCTTGGGGCATCATTTCTGGATGCCGGTACACGGGCACCGCTTCCCAGCCGGCACGCGCGATCTGCACCTGATACGCCGGATCCTCGGCACCCAAGGTGGTGTGGCGCTTCCATTCGTATGCCCAGTCCGGCGGAATGATGCGCGGATCGATGTAGAAATCGTCCGTGCCATCGTCCAGGCCGCCCAGGTGATCGCGTAGTTCTGCAGCGCGGCGAGCGGCACGGGTGCGCGGATCCTCTTCGCTCGGCGCCAACGCGATGCCAGATGGTGACTCGGCCATGAGCGTCTTCAGCGCAGGATTGCCTTCGGCGGGCGGTGTCGGCTGTGGGGCGTGTGGGTACTTGCGCCGCGGGATTTCATCGGCGGCGGGTGGATTCGGTTCGTTTGCCATCAGTTCAACCTCTCAGAGGATCAGTTCAAACGGCCTTCTTTCTTCAAAGCAATTTTGTTCTTCGCGTACTGTTCCGGAGTCAGGCCGTTCATCTCGGCGATCTCGACCTCCTGCGGCGTGAGCGTGACCGTGTTTGGCCGCGCGCCGGTCCCAGTGCCGCTGCGCGTTACCGGGGCGGCGGCGGGAGCGGGCCTGGGCTTGGGTCTGGCGGCTGCGTCACTCATGGGATCGATGTCTCCTTTCGGGTCTGGATCGTGCCCGTTGCCATTGGCGTTGGGCAGCGGCTGGCGCAGGTTCAGCGTCTTCTCGATCGCCTCGAAGTACTCATCCGAGTCGGCCTTCAGATCCTGCGCAAGGGCGAGCTCGTGCGCGGCCAGCATCAGGCGATTCTTGTGCCCGTCACGCACGTAGTCCGGATGCGCACGTACCCACGCGGCGGATAGAGGAGTGCAACGGCTGGCGAACTCCTCGACCACATCCTGCTGCTGGCGTGGCTGCGGCTTGGGCTGCGCCTCGAGTTGCTTCTTGCCGTTCTCGAGGGCCAGGAGCTTAGTCTCAACCTTCGACAATTCTCGTTGAATTTTCGCAGCACCAGGAAAGTCCTGTGCGGCCATTGCATCAGCTAATTTTGATTCGAGTGTATCCCCGGCTTGCATCAATGACTCAATCGCATTTTTCACTAAGTCCAGTTGCGTGCCATGCACTTCACCGCGGGCGCGCGCTTCGGATTCCCCCGCCTCCTGCGCACGCCGTTCGGCATCAATGCGCCCGGCTTTCTCGGCGGCCAGTTGCTGCTTGAGCTTCTCCAGGCCCTCATCGGTGCTGTCGCCGACCTTTTCCGGCGCGGCGGCCGGTTCCGTGACGACTGCAGCAGCTTTTTTGGCTTCGGCTGCCTTCTTCGCCTCGGCGTCGTCCAAAGCGTCCAAATCGACCTGAATTTCTTCATGGGTTGTCGACATAGCTACCACACCATTCCCGGGAACGGGATTTTCATCTTGATTTGATCGTCATAGACGAGACGACAGAGTGTGAACGCGCGCGGATCGGAGACATTCGGGTCGGAGTTGATCTCAAGCGACCAGGTGTCACTGGTGCGGACCACCACCCAATCGTGCAAGTCGATAGGAATGCCGTAGGTGATGCCGGTTTTTTCATCGGTCCGCACGAAGCGACATGCGCCGCCAATCTTCACGACGAGGCCAACCTTGCCCTGGTACCGGTCCTCTTTGAGATTTTGATGAGGCATGATGATGCCGCCTGCCGTCATCTCGGGACGCATATACATCGCCAGCAGCACTTCGTTTTGCGCAACCTCGGCGCGGGAGATGTCCCCAATCTTGTCGAGGAGTTCCTGTTTCGGATCATATTCTTTTTGCTTGGCAGCGGGAGCGGGCATCGTTACCTCTTGGATAGAATGGTATTGACTTCGTTACAATAATCGGCGATGCGTTCAAGGCCTCTGATTTGCCCTACATAGTTCACGTAGGTCGAATAATCAGGAATGGTTGAGATTGAAGTGAGACAGTCTTTCAACCGTTCTATCTCTGCGTCGATGAGCTTGTGCAGCTCGTATTCAAACTGCGTGTTGCCGGTCAGCATTTATGCGCCGTAGGCGCGCGCCTTCTCCAAGCGACCCTTGCCACCACCAGCGCCATGCTCGATCGGATACGCGCGGCCACCGTGCTTGCGCATCATCGGCGGCGGACCCATCGGCGGTGGCGCACCACCCGGGGGCATCGGCGGTGGCGCGCCCTGATGCATCCCGACGGGGCCCGGCGGCGGCAGTACCCCGGGCGGCGGCATGATTGGCTTCGGCCCGCCACCACCGGGTGCGATAATGATGTTGACCGTGGTGCCCTTCTTGGACCTGCCACCCGAGGCTCGAGCGAGTCGGCCGCCTTGGGGCCGCGTACCCTGGTAGGTGCCATCGCTGACGGATCCGCCCGCTTTCTTGCCGACCGCGCCGCCACCGCACTTCGAGCAGTGACATTGCGGGCCATGCGTGCGACCACCCTCGGCGCGCGCGACCGGCGTGAACGCCTGCGGGAGAGCCATCGCGGTCATGTTGCCGCCGGTGGCCTTGTGGGCCCGGCCTCCAGCCGCACGCACGACTGGTCTGCCAGCAACTCTTTCCTTGATTGCTTTCAGCGCCTGCTCATTGGCGGCTGGAGGCGACATGCCATGTCTATTTGCGTAATAATCCCGCGCTCTGTTGCCGTATTCATGTAGATTGCGAGCCGCTGGTAGTCCCCCACCAGTCGCCTTGTGCGCGCGTCCACCCTTCTGCATGCCGCCGTCCTGCTTCTCGCCGTCGCGCGACTCGTTGGCCGACTTGACGTTGCGATTGATGTACTCATTGGCGGTCATGCCACCGGAGGCGCGCGGCTTGCGGCCGGCGTGCGCAAACTTGCCGCCTTGCACTTTGCCGCCCGCGCGGAACTGCCGTCGGCTGACAGGCCGGGGACCGGTCTGCACATTGGACTTCTCGCCCAGGGGCTCGCGCCATCCGGACGCATCGACGGGGCCCGCGGTCTTACGCGTCAGGCGTTCGACCTTCTCGCGTGCCTTGGATCGAGCCTGTTCAGCCAATGCGCTCATGATAACTCCTTGAAAGATCGGTAAAATCTACTCTCGATCAATCCCTTTGTCGATCTGATCGAGGACTTTGATGGCTTTGTCGCCGGCATTCGAGTGCTTCGGCGCAGCATGGGTCTTCTTCCCGCCATCCGGTCCGGTGGTCGTCTGCGGCTGTTCGACGAACTCTTTTGCCAGCCCAATCAGGGCATCGCGATCCCGGGCCTCGCGGTCCTTGTCCCGGTTTTCGTTCTCGGTGCGCGACTCTTTCTCCCGCAAAGCGACCTCGCGCTCGCGGGTATTGGCATCCTTGACCTTGGCCATGGCGGTCGCGGCGTCCAACGAGGACTCGGGCTCCTGAACGGCGGCGGCGCCGAGGCCAGCCTCCTGCTTCGGCGTGAAGTGACCGACCTTGATCTTCTCCTCGGTCTCGGCGGCCTTCGCCATTGCTTCCTTGGCGCGCGCCTGCGCTTCCAGCGTCTTGGCATCCGCCGACTTGGTCTCGTTCTGCATCTGCGTCATGGCCTGCTGCAGCTGCGGCGGCGGGGCGGCACGCGCCGACGGCGGCACGAAGAACTGCTCCGGGTTGCTCCAGCCCATGGCCTGTAGGGCTGCGGTATCGCACGCCACCGGGTCGTAAAGCTGCTGCGTGGCCTGCTGCAATTGCTTCAGGCCCGTGATCTTCATGACGCGCTGGCCCATGCTGGCCGTGTTCGGATCGGCTTGCGGAACGAGTTCGCAATTGTTCGTGGCCTGCTCGAATTTCGCCTCGTCCCACGCGGTCTTCGACTTGCACTTGTGCCGCCAGAACGACTTCGGATGCTCCTTGAAGACGTCCACGACCATCTGAAATTCTTCGGCCGCCGAGGTGCACAGACGCTTATGCACGCTGTTCATGATTTTGACCGCCTGATCAATGAGCGCCAGCGTGGTGCCGACCGGGGCCTCGGCGCGGCCCTCGCCGACCTGCAGTTCCGCGGTACCGCCGACTCTCTGGCCGGTCTCGACCATGTTCTCGACCAGCGCCATCATGGGAGCCATGTGCGCGGTCTCGTAGGGCAGCGGCATCACCGCCTGGCTGATCGGCATGCCCTGGGTGTCAATCTGCGCGCTGCCGCCCGGGGGAATGCGGAAGACATTGGTGTTCTGCCGGGTGCCGCCCTTCGCGGTCAGGAACCCCGGGAAGTTCGCGTACATGCCGTTGTCCAGCATCTCGCGCCACGCCGCGGTGACCGCGTTGGTGGTATTGCCTAGGATGTGCAGCAGGCCGATGTCGTAGAAGCCGAATCCTGGGACGAACGTGTATTTGACGTAGCGTTTGCGCGCCGTCGGCAGTTCAGCATCGTCTTCGTCGTAGTTGCGGGTGATCGCGAGGCACTGGCGTGAGGATTTGTCGATCGTCACGACATAGGGGATCTCAAGGCCCGAGGCTTTCCCCTTGTGCTTGTGCTCGAATCCTTTGATGTCGAGTTCGCAGCAGATTTCCAGAATCTCCCGATCACGGTCATCGGGACGAAAATTGTTGACCGTGAGGCCTTGCTGCTCCTTCTTCTCCTTCTGCACGGCATCGAGCGTCGTCTGCATGGGATCGGGCAGGTCGATGTCGCGATACACATTCAGGATCTGCAGGCGCTTGACTGTCGAGGGGCGCAGGAACGTGCGATGCGTGATGCGCCGTGCGTTGCCCAAGTTAATCGCCGACTGGTTGACGATGATGTCCTCGGCATCGACCGACTCGGACACCGGACGGTTGCGTAGCGGGCAGTAGTACACTTTCTTGAACGTGGTGCCGCCGAATCCCAGCATCAGCAACATGCGATCGGTGTCGGGGTAGTACTCGCTCGCCACCGCCGTCAGGTAGTGATTCATGTCGCGTTCGTAGGCGTTCGCGAGCTGATCTTCCTTCAGCGTGGCATCGTTGTCGTCATTGCGGATTTTGACCGGTCCATCGGTCGGCAGGAGCTCCGATCGCGCATTCGCCTGGAAGCGCAGCACCGCTTCGAGGAGCAACGGGTGGCGCACCTTTGACATGCCCTCGACCGGCGCGCCATCGGTGGCACCCTGCGTATTGGGCAATTCGATCTTGAGTCCCAACAGCTTGATGCCGATGGCACGGTCTTCGATCCATTCGCGGCGCGACTCAATATCATCATCGACGCCGCGGATCAGGTCATCGGTGATCCGCGAGAGTTCGAATTCGTCGATGTCATCGACCAGATTGTCGAACCACTTCTTGGGGCCGTCGTTGGCCGCATCCGCCCGGCCTAAGCCCTTGCCGTCCAGCGATATGGTGAGCGAACCATCGCTGTGTTTGATGCGAAGAATGTTGTTCTTGTCATCGATCTCGGGGACGTCGGCTTTGTTGATATCGCCCAAGGAGACGATTACGTGCGCGGGATCCGGTTCATCGGGCTCCGCGTGGTCGATCAGGCGAATGTTAGCGTTGCCGAGACCTGCGGCGGCGCTCATCGCGCTAACTCTTCAGGTGTCAGGATTCGCACGCCATCACTGGGGAGTTTCAAGCGCTGCTTGACGATCTCGTCCTGGGCCGCGAGTTCTTCTCGGGTTGGGTTCACCGGGATGCCGGCCTTCGGTAGCTTTCCATCGGCATCTAGCCAGTACACGACATTCACGTCGGAGCACGCGGTGCTATGGTAGTACCCGGTGCAGCCGCAGCCGCTCATATGGCGTCCAAGATTCCCAAAGCCGGATGCTCCATCTCTTTGACGAACAGACTGATCCCCTTCATCGCTGCGCTATTATCATCTTTCGCGGCGATTGTATACTTCCGTGTCACCGCATGGGGTGGTAACCCCGTCACAGTGACCAGGAAAACATACGGCCGGATGTGCCGATGGATCAACTCCACGGTGGCATCGCACAGCACGCGGACCGCGTTGCCACGGATGATGCGACTCAGGTGACCATTGATCATTTTCGCATCCTACAGCAGAAATCCCAATTTCTGCATGAAGTCAATCGGATCTGCCGCTCGTTTTGTTAGGTTGCATCGCGGACAGAGCAGTTGGAAGTTGAGAATTTCGTGAGCACCACCTCTCGACAGCGGTTTGACGTGGTCAATGTGCCTTTTGACTAGTTTTTTCTTACAAATCGCGCATCGTCCACGTTGTTTGTGGCATAAATCATCGATTTGTTGCTTGGTAATCGGCTGAAGTTGCACATTCCTCTTGATGGCACGCTGCTTTGCGCTCCATTGTTTCGCTTTTTCTGGATGAGCGGCGCGCCAGCGTTTGGCAATCGCCCTATCTTGGGATCTGATTCTCTCTAGATTCTGTCGTCGACGTAACGCAGCGACAGCGCGATGCCTTTCCCTATTGTTGCGGTAATTTTCTCGACCGACTGCTCTGAATTCCTCTCTATTTGCAATGTACCGAGCACTTTGATTTGAGACAAAGCGTTCTTTGTTACTTTGATTCCATTTTCTCGATCGCTGAATCTGACACGGCTTACATTCGGAATGACGTTTTATTTTGCCGTTCACAACAAATGGCTTATAAAACTCTGACAGATCCTTTTCGATGCCACATGTTCGACATTTTCTTGCCTCTATAGGAATCATACTGGGTAGAGTGGTTCGGCTTGCCTACCAGGATATATTTTCTGTGATTCTATCTCTGCTAAACGTTCTGGGCCACGGACCATTAAGCCCATTTCTCTAAGTTTTCTAAGACCCATTGAAACGCAATCTACGAGGTCATCATGTTTTACTTGCTTTCCGCCAAAACGACCCACTTCGTCCATCACCATGTCCGCCCACTTGCGGTCCGGCGCATAAATGAGGCCTTCGGCGAACAAATGTTGCACCGAGTAGAGCCTGGCGAGCTTGTCCTGGCTCTTCGGGTCGAATAATTGCACCGAAAACTTCTCATCCGCGTACAAACGCCGGATTTCCTGCGCCACGCTGATGCCGGCGGCCTTATTTTCGATCAGCAGCACGTCGACTTTGAGCGCGATGCAGGTTTTGGCGACTTTTTCGACCAAATTGTGCAGCTCAAGGCGGTCGCGCCACGCGTGCATCATCATTGCGGCTGGCGCACCCGCGTCATAGGTACGGTCGATGAACATCGGACGCCCATCGGCGTCCAACATTCGGTTCGCCTGCGCCTTGGTGTCGCCGGAGAAGATGCCCCACGTGACCATGGCCGAGAAATCGTTGATGGTTTTGGTCGTATAGGCTGTATCCAGGCAGCCTAAGACGAAATCCATCGGCGGAAATACGCCGCGCTCCCATAATTTCCACCATTCGCGCTTGATGACGCCGCCGCCCGCGGGCTCGGGCCGCTGCTGGAGTTGGCCGGCGGCGATGTACGGCCCCATTTCGCGCTCAAGGAGGGTCAACTGTTCATCGTTGAAGCGCTCTGGACATAGCAATTCGCCCTCTACGGTGCGCGGATCCTTCCAGCCGATCGTCGTCACCAAGGAACGATTCGGTTCGAAGCGCGCCGGCAGGCACAGGTGGGTCCAGTTGCCGACGTTTTTCTCCAGGATGTGGCCGGTCAGATCGGTCTGCCCTAGTCGTTGCTGGATGATCACGTAGGCGCCGGTGCTCATGTCGTTTAGGCGCGTCGGCATGACCGTATCCCACCACTCCAAGGTGGTTTCGGTGGTCGCTTCGCTCGACACTTCGTTGGCGGCGTTCGGATCGTCGATGACGATGATGTTGCCGCCCTCGCCGGTGACGCCCGCGCCGATCGAGGTGATGAGCCGCTCGCCGCCCTGGTCGTTGGTGAAGCGGCTCTTGGTGTTCTGGTCGGTGGTCAGCTGGAAACGATCGCCCCAGCGCTCCTGATACCACTGTGATTCGATGAGCCGGCGGCACCTGACCGAATCACGCAAGGACAATTTATCCGCATACGAGGCGAACAGGAACGGCACGCCGGGGCCCGAGGTCGGCGAGCGCAGGGGTTGCGCCCAAGTCCAAGCGGGGAACGCGATCGAGGTCAGGATTGACTTTCCGTGCCGCGGGGGGACGTTGATGATGAGCCGCTTGATCAGGCCGTCGACGACGGCCTGCAGGTGCTCGGCGATGGCGTCGATGTGCCAGCCGTCCTTCCATGGCGTCGGATCGATGTAGCGCCACGCGGCTTTTAGGAATTCGTAGAGGGATTCTTCGTAGTCGGCGCGGTCCAGGGCGAGAAGCTGGGTTTTGGCATCGAACTGGTCGAAGACGACGGACATCCGCCGATTATAGGCACGTCACTTCCCGCGAATCACGACCGAGAGCCAGTTTGGGATCTTTCGGTCGCCCGATAACCAGCGCTGGACGGTGCGCGTGGCCACCCTAAAATGCTCGGCCGCTGCAGCCGGCCCATACTTTTTGGCTCGCATCCAAGCCTTCAACTCAACTTTCGATGGCAAAGAGCCCACCCACGACGGGAAGCCTGACCAGTCCGACGGGAAACGAACAACCCAACTGATAGTCCAGGGTTTTGCCTGTGACGGCCAACAACCTTACTACCTGCCAACTTACCACCTTGCTCATATTGAACCTTGCGACCTTACGGCTTGAGGCTTGCAACCTTGAGTTTCAGCGTTTGCCTTAAACAAGGCGTGGCTGGAAATGGTGGAATCGAACCACCTACCCATGGCTTAGTAGGCCATTGCTCTACCAGATGAGCTAATTTCCAAAGTGTCGCGATACGTTCGCGCCAGACGTTTCGTTTATTCCGGATTTGTCTCTGCGTGTTGGGCATACCTTTAAAAACCGTGCCGTCTCTCCGAGCTGTCAAGCCTAACCCAATTACCATTGGCCCCGGCTTTCGGTGCAGGACTTTGGCGACCCCCTTAGATCCCATATGCCACGGGTGCACCCGCTGGGATACATGCCCTGCTCCAGAATTCATGCCTCAACCAGATCAGTCGTCGCGTTCACCACCTCAAGCGTGGCATCGATCACCGAGGGCTCCGTGCGGTATACCTCGACCTTGCGATCCTTCTCAGCCGGATCGTAGTAGCGCCGCAGACGCACCTCGGTCACCGGGCCACCGGCCGCCGTCTGCAGATTCTGCTCCTTCAGCCCGCGATCCGACAGCATCTGCCACATCGCCATGTCGAGCTTCGCCAGATCGCGCCGACGATGAATCCACTCGGCGATCGACTTCGAGACGTGCTTGCCATCGAGTTCGATCGCGACCGGCGTCGCCACGTTGGTGCGCTGGATCGAGATGCGCAGGTGCAAAATCTCTTTCAAGATATCGCCGTGCGACTGAATCCACTCGCTCACCTGACGCCGCTGATCCGGATACACCGGGGTCTCGATGGACAGATCCGCCGAGTGCAGCGAGACCTTCTTGCGCAGGTCTTCTGCCTTCGTGTTCAGATCCTTCAGTTTCTTCATCGCCTGGATCAGTTTCATGTGCGCTCCCTCCTGGTGGCCGCGCATCTTGCGACCAACGGTCACCAGTGTCAAGCCCCTTATGGGTTCCGTGTGATGCCCTATTTCGGCTCCGGCGTCGCGTGTAACACCGCGGGAATCTCACCTTTCGATACGGCAACTTGGTACGGCATCCAGCTCGCATAGTACCCGTCAGCGGGCGGCGTCTCATCGTCCTGGATCAATGGCACATCGAGCACGGCATGTTGGCGTCCTGTCTTATCGTAGACGGAGAGATTGAGTGTTTTGTTGTCATCGTGCACGAAGCACACGATCGCCGCGCATAGCGCCGTTGGCGTGAAATCAGAGCGAATCGAATTCGATTGCGGATGGAAGTGAACCATGCGAGCGACGGTAGGCGTGATCATGTTTTCGGTTTCCTATGTTTGTTTGGATTGGTACACGTGCTCCAGTGATTTCGATGTCTCGCTGGATCGAACTCGGTATCTTCTGGCGAGACCGAGGCGGCGTCAACTGGCATGCGGCGACCGGTCTTGGTCATGAGGAAGATCATCTGCGCGCCACAGCTCGTGCACAACACCGTGCGCAGGTCGATGTCACTCATCGGTGGGCGGCGTATGGCGACAGTCTGGTCCGCACGGTGTCCATTCCAGAGTGACTCCGTTCCTGTCATTGCGGGTCACCATCCAGTGATTGACGACGTACTTGATGGCCTCGCGTCTTTCTTCGGTCATCGGAGGCACATCGAGGTCGTAGAATTTCATTCGATCAAGTCCATACCGGGCTGCG